AATCCCCGAGCTTGTCGCCCGTCACCTGATCGTGTGCGTCAACCCAGAATCCGGTCATGTCGGTCCTATCGTTTCAACGCCCGGTACAGCACGTCCCCGATGAGCTGCCCGCCCGTCGCGTTGACGTGCGTGTTGTCCTCAAACAACGTCGCCGAGTAGGCACTGATAGAGGCTCTGAGGTCAATTGCCGCGCAGTTCGCCGTCGTCATGCTCAACTCTTTGGCCCGCTTTGAGAACTCGCTGATCTCGTACAGGTGCGTCGTGGCAAACTCTGGCGGGGAGATGATCAGCAGATCCACGCCCGAGAGGGCAGTACGAACGTCGCTCATCAGCGTGATCATGTTCGTCTTGTAGACCGCATCGCCGTCGCTTGAGCCTACCGAGTCATTGATGCCCAGGAAGATACCGGTGAGATTGGGAGCGAGAGCGGCGAACGCGGCACGCCACACCGCCCCGCTGGTGACGGCGGTCCAGCTACTGACCTTGCTCCCCGAATAGCCCAGCTTGTGGAACACCGTGCCATTCGTCACCGAGTAGTCGTACAGCTCGAAGCCAAGCAGCGTGATGGTGCCGCTGACCACTTCCACCTCGAGCGTGTGGCTGCCGACCGCGATGGTCGTGAGTGCTGTCCGGGCAAAGGCCGTTGCGCCCGCCGTATCGACATCGGTCCAGCTCCCGGCGTCGAGCCGCCAGCGCAGATGCCCGCCACCTTGCAGATAGTGGATGGAGCCATCGGTGCCAGTAAAGACGATGGTGTACTTCGCCCCTGCTGAACTGGATGCTGCTTCGCATAGGTCCGCGCCGCGCCCGGTCAACACAGTTTCGGTCCAGGTGCCCGACCGGTTGACCGACGTGAGCTTGGGCGGGAAGCCATAGGCGATCCCTGCGTTGTAGTTGGTTGCATAGGTCGAGACAAAGCCCGGCCCGGCGTCGGCGCTCTCGGCCACCAGGCGCGCCGCCAGTGGCTTGAGGTAGCGATACGCGCCGTTGGTGTAGCTGTCCCCGATGAACGCGATGCGGGCGCGAACGCCACTTGCAGCCTGCGCGAGCTGGCTCTGGACGGTGCGCCAGCCCTGCAAGCTCGCGATATTCAACTCCGGGTTGAGTGCCTGATGGCGCATCCACCACGCGCCGGGCTCGTAGCGTTGGGCATAGCCCCGACTGAGCGCGTCTATGCGTGAGATGTACGCCCCTGGCACGGCGTACATCTCGTACAGGTCAAGCGTCCCGGTTCCGACCGAGCGCGTAACGTACACATCGACTGCTACACTTGCCGCTGGTATGGTGACGCCTGTCTTCGTCAGCCATTGGACGCTCGCGTCTCCTGCGGTGGATGTCCCTGCTGCCGCGCCCGTCGAGCCTCCTGCTGCGTTGCGGAAGGCATAGTTGATCGCGTAGGTGTTGCCAACAGCGATACGGACCAGCGCCCCAAAACTCACCACGTCGCCCACGCTCCAGCCCAACTCGCTCAGGTGGTAGCGCCGCCCGTAGGTTGGCGTTATGCGGTACGTCGTCAGTCCGAACGGGTTACTCGTGTCGTTCTCGATCACCGCTGCGCTGCCACCGCCCTGTTGCCAGCGCAGGATCGTCGAGCCGTCCTGGTAGCGTGCGGAGGGAGCAAAGGAGCGGTTGAACGGGTCTTCGGCTGGCCGAACAGTGCGCGTCAAGCGTGACGGCAAGTCATCATCCGTCCCCACCGCTGCCTGGATCTGGTCGAGTGCCAGCGTGCCCGCGGGGATCGCCGCTGCCGCGTTGCCCGGACTGTGCTTCGCGCCCTTGACCAGGCTGATCTCGGTCATCACAACGATACCCGTCCCACTGGCGAGATACATGTAGGCATCCACAGCGGCGGCGCTGGCATTGAGCACGTAGCCTTCGAGGTAAAAGGTCTGCTCGACGCCCGTTCCGACCGCCGTACTCCCTGCGCCGGCCGTCCCTGCGAGCGTGGTCCCGTCACTGGTGCGACCTGCGAGTGCGACCGCGACCGTCGCCGTCGCAGGCACAATCGCCTTCATGCGAACCGAGACAGTATCGCCGCCGATGAAGCCGGCTTCGCTGCCCCATATCTTGTGGCCTTCCTGCCCCGTCGCAGGCGTGCCCAGCGTGAAGGTCATCTGACCGCCTGAGATCGTCGCGCCCGATGTGCCGTGCGAGAAGCGCCGTTTGCCGTAGACCGCCGCAGTGCTGACCGTCGTGAAGCGGGCAAACCGTGGGTCGGCGTTCAGCTCACCGCTCGGTACAGCGGCCGGTCCCAGCTTGGCAGCTGTGACGTTGGCGTCAAGGATCTTTGCGGTGGTGACGTTGGCGTCGATCAACTCAGCTGTGCCGACCGATGCGTCGGCCAGTTTCGCCTGGGTCACGGCATCAGTCGCAATCTTTGCAGCGCTGATGCCGCTATCCTTGACCCGCAGGGCGTCACTACTGATCTCAACGGTCGTCCCGTCCACGCCAACCGAGAGCACATTACTGGCGAGTGCCAGGCCGGCGCCCGCGATCGAACTCTTGAGTGTGCCGTCGGTGTCCAGGCTGCCGCCAACATGCGCGACGACCTCGTTGATCGCCTCGACCAGCGACACGCTCGGCGTGAGCGTCAGGTCGCCACGATCGCCGATCGCCGCGTCGAGCTGGCCGTCCGGCGTCGTGACATGCGCGGCGATCGCTGCGGTATTGTCGGCAGCAAGGTCGGTATGGTTGTCTGTGCTCATTCGTGGCCCTCCGAGAACTCGATCAGCAGGGTGCCATCGGCCCCAGTGGAATAGCCGAGTGTGATCGTGGTTGTGCCCGGATACAGGCGCAGCCAGCCAGCCAGTTTATGCGCCGCGCCGATCTCGAGGTCGCTGTAGACACTCACGTTGTCGATCGTGATCCTCTTTGCGCCGCAATCGATCACCAGGTTCTTTGTGGCCGGAACATCGGCGTTGAAGATCAGCCATCCGTCGGTCAGGCCCTCGGGATCTTCCGTGATGATTTGCAGGTCGGTGATCGCGTGCGTGGCGCTGGCTGAAATGGTGAGGATCGCGTTGTCCACCGGGACGTTCCCGCCATTCTCGATCAGAAAGTCGTCATTGGTCCGACTGGCAAGGATGTCAAAGCTATCGCCCTCGGCCTGGTCCCACACGACGCCCGAGCCCCAATCATCGCCGCCCGCGACCTCACCCCAGCGCCAGGCCGCCCCATGCTGCCCGCCGAACCATGAAGCACTGATCATCTGGAACTCGGGCGCGACCGGCTGCACGAAGGCGCTGGGCGGTCCGAGCTCCGCGCCGACCGACAGCAGCTCGGCCCAACACCAGTGACGCTCCCCGCTCCACAGGCGCCGGTAGAGCTTGCCCAGCTTGCCGCGCTCGCCATACAGCGCCCGCGCCAGCTCGATCATATCGACCGGCGTCTCGACGACGAACTCCCCCGAGGTCGTGATGGTCTGCATCTGGCGCGGGCTGCGCTCATTCCCCCGCACGCGGTACGCCCCGCCATCCTGCAGCTGGCGGAAGGTCGAGAGGCTGGTGCCGCTTGAGATGGTCTGACGCGCCTCGAAGAGCGGCAGATCCACATCGGCGAAGCGGTCGAGATAGAACATCTACGCGCGCCCTCCCGATCGCAATTCGGTCAGCAGGCTACTACTGCCGCGCTCGACGGCCAGCCGCACGCCGGCCGGGTCGGACGATCCCCGCGCGTCGATGTTGATGGTGGTCATCACACCCCCGCCAGGATGCCCGCCGATGCCGCCGAGCGGCACGAAGTCGCCGACCTGCTGGGTATGTATACCGCCTGTCACGCCGCCGCGCCCGGTGGGAATGGTCGGAATCTCGACGCCGGGTATGATGTTGATCAGCCGGATCAGGTCATTGATCCGATCGATTGCGCCTTGCACGAGGTTTTTGATCGTTGCGATGATCGTGCTGATCGTGTTCTTGGCTGTCTCGACCGCTCCCGAGACGAGGCCCCAGGCCGCGTTCCAGCCCTGCTCGGCCGTCTCCATCCAGCTCACGATGTTCTCGAGCGCCGTTTGCAGCCAGGGCCACGCGACATCCTTGAACCACGTATACGCTGTGCTCACGGCCTGCTGGATGATCGGCCAGGCCGTCTCGAACGCGCGCCGAATCGCCGGTATTTCTTCCTCGGTCGTGTGGCGCAGCGCCTCTTGCAACCACGGCCACACGGTATCGCGGAAGAACAGATACACCGTCCGAACAGCAGTCTCGATCAGCGGCCAGACCGTCTCAAAGGCCGTCTGCAATGCCGGGAGCCCGACATCACGCAGCCAGGGTATAGCGACGTTCTGAATCCACGGGAAGAACGTGCCGGAGAGCCAGTCATAGACCGCCTTGACCGCGGCCTGAATCTTGGGCCAGACCTCATCGAAGGCCGCCTGGAGCGACGGAAGGATCGTCGTTTTCAGGTTGGTGAAGCTCTGCTCAAGCCAGGGCCAGACGACATCATGGAAGAACAGATACGCGGTGTCCACCGCTTGCTGGATCACCGCCCATGCCGTCTCGAATGCCGTTTGCAAGGCCGGCAGCGCAGTATCTTGCAGCCAGGGGAAGGCGACATCGCGCAGCCACGGCCACACGGTCCCGGCAAGGAACTGATACGCGGTATCGACCGCGACCTGAACCGCGGCCCATGCCGTCTCGAAGGCCGCTTGCAGCGATGGCAAGACGCTCTCAACGAACGACACGATCGTCTCGCGTGCCGTAAAGAGCGCGTTGATCCAGGGATCATCCTCGCTCATGCCGAAGATACCGCCCGAGAAATCGCCGGTGATGAGGAACTGGACCGCGTTCCAGATCGACTCAAAGCCAGTCACCAGCCCATCCACCACCGCCGAGATGCCATCCTGCACGGCCGGACTCGTCAGCCAGCCCAGCAGGTCATTCAGGACCGGCAACACCTTTGCACCGACACTCTCTGCCAGCTCGCCCATCTGGTCGGTGAACTGAGCCATACCGCCGTCGGCTGCGGCCGCGGCCTCAGCTGAGCCGCCAAACTCTTTATTGAGCTCCGCAAGGATGATCGCCTGCGCGCCGGCCATGTCGCCGGCTTCCTGCATGGTCTTGATCTGCGCCTTTTGCTGGTCGGTGAAGGTGACGCCGACCCGCGATAAGGCCGACACGCCGTTGATCGGGTCGTTCAGCGCCTTGCCGAGCTGGATCGCGCCGGCTTCCGCATCTGTGCCCATTGCGGTTGCCATGTCGAGCATGGTCTGTGTGGCATCCGGCAGCTTCTCGGAAATGTTCGTAAACGTGAGCAGCATGTTCTGGCCGCGCTGGATGTCGTCATCGCCGAACAGCGACTTGCCCGACGCGGCCGACAGTTCCCCGGCCATGTCCGCGATCTGCTCTGCGCTGAAGCCGGCCGCGCCTCCCGTGCTCTTGATGACCGCTTCCGTCTGCGCCATGATCAGGTTGGCTTCTCTGGCATCGCCGATGCCTGCCACCAGCGCGGCAGACAGCGCGCCCACGCCGGCCACAGCGCCGCCCAGCGCCAGGCCGCCGGCGAGCTTGCCGACGGTCCCCAGGCCTCCCGTGATCTTGTCCAGTCCTTTGCTGGCATGATCAATGACGCCTATAACGAGGTTGAGCTCAGCTGCGGCCATTGCGCTGCTGCTCCCTGCGTTTCATGATCTGCACCTTGCGCTTGGTGATGGCTGCCTTCGCTTTCTTCTCACGCTGGTCAGGTGTCAGGTCGGCGTCAATCGCCGCGTGGTCATTCCTGGCAGTTTTCTCGGCGAACAATTCCATGATGAACGTCGGATCCATTGCATCCACCTGGTCAGGTGTCCAGTTGTGCGCCTCGGCCAGCGTCACGTAGATGTCAAAGCGTCCACCGGCTGCATCCCGTTTGCCTTCGTAGACGGCGAGCCAGCCGTCGGCAATGACTTTGGGTCAGGCACCTCTCGATCGGCGTTGAGTTCGGTGATGCGCAGCTGCGCCTGGACCAGCAGCGGGTAGGTTGGGTCAAGCCGCTCGATGGCTTCTGGCGTGCAGGGCACCGCGCGCTTCGTGGTTGGGTCCACAAAATCGGGACCATCCCAGCCGACGATGTTATGCACGGCAAGCGCCAGGCGCTGGGCTCCCACGGTAAACCGGATGTCTCCCGTTCTGCCGTTGACGAGTGCCATCTGCGTCAGCGTATCCTCGACGCGGCATTTGGTGCCGAAGTCCATCCGGCGCTTAATGAAGATCACATTGTCGCCGTCCCTGACTTCGACCTTCGAGGTGTCGATAAATGCGCTCAAAGTGTTGCCCGATCGTTCTGCACTCTCAATGCCCACGAGTAGCCAGCCGTCGCGTCCTTCGTGCTCGTGATGGTGACATCGAGCGTCCGGTTGGTCGTCTCGAAGTCACCCCACGCCGGCTCGGCCAGGATGCCGAAGATGTCCCACTCGACGTACTGGTACAGCGCGCCCTCGATCAGGTCGCCCGAGATCCGAACGCGGCACTTGACCGGCGTCCCGGCGTCCATCAGATCCCACTCATTCGTATCGGGCACCTCGAAGCGCAGGGCGCAGGTTGCATTGCGCTTGCCGATGCCCGTCCGGGTGAAGTCCAGCCCACCGCCTGGCCCTGCCGGGATGTGCTTGCGCGAGCGGGTCAGCTCGGCCGACAGGATCGCCGAGAGCAGCCGCCCGGTGACTTCGGTCGTGCCGATGTCGTCGTCGCCGGTGTCCATCCAGCATTGCATGTAGAGCGGCGGGAGCAGCGGCCCGACAAGCTGCGTGGGCAGGGTTGGATCGGCGACCTTCGTCATGCGCTGGCCGAAGCCCGAGATGTCCATCGTCACCACGTCAGTCGATGTGCCGTCTGCCGTGATCGTGAAGGTATCAACCATCTCGTATGGAGCGCGCCAGACCTGGACATTGGGATCGCCGAACCATCCGGTTTGGGATGCCTGGACATCGGCGTTGACGACCGGCGCAAAGTCCCAGAGTCTGGACAGCGTGCCGCCGACCGGCGTGCTGGGACTAGACAGGTCCTTGACGATCAGGTTGAACAGATACGGCGCGTTGTAGGTGTCGAGCGCACCCGACCCCTCGAAGGTTGACCACTTGCGGGTGATCCGTTCGGACACGTAGTTCTCATAGGTGCCGTCCGGCATGCTGTGCCGGTACACGTCAAACGCCTGTTGGATCGTGCCGACGAAGGGAAAGTAATGCGTCGGTATCGGCTCGGCCACGCCGCGATCGGCTTCCAACGCGGCAGCAAAAACTTCGAACGCTATTTCCAAAATTACGCCTCCTTGTCCTCTTTGGGCGTGCGCGGTGTCGGGTTGGGGTTGCGCTTGGCGAACACCGGCCAGCTATCAATGCTGCGCTGGATGTGCGCGGGATAGGCATTGAATTCTTCGTCGCTGAGGTCACGCTGCGGGATGCCGAAGGGCAGCGACACGCCCTTTTCCAGCTTGCTTTTATCGAACCATCGAGCGGTTGCCATCTGCCCCTCCTACAGCTTGTCCATCACGTCGAGCCGGAACACCATCGAGCGGTGCGTCTTTTCATTCACGGTGTAGTAGCCGTCTGACCCTTCGGCGCTGATCTCCCAGCGCGGCACGACGGATGCCCGCCCGCCCAGCGTCAGGTCGTCGAGGATCGCGGCGGTGACCAGATCGGCCCACGGCACCAGCTCGGCCTCGGCCGCCTCAGCGTCCTGGTACTGCACGACGATACGAACCGCAAAGCGCCACGTCTTCGCCCGCACCTGGCCGCCAGGCGCGAAGCCCCCGCCGATGAGCGACACGATGGCAGCCGCGGTCGTCTGCAGCGTCCAGGGCTCGGCACCCAGCACCGTCAGGTCGTCGATTGTGTCGATGCGCTCGATCAGGCCCGCTCTCGCGTTGACCGCGCTCATCCGATCTGCCCCAGCGCGTGCCCAAACACTGAGCTTAGTTCCTGCTCGGCAATCGGTCGCAGTTTGTCGCGGGTATGCTCTTTGAAGTGCCTGCCCTTCGTCCCTGGGTGTCGGACGATCCTGACCGGATGCTGCGCCCCGCGCCAGAACAGCGCCCGCGCTCGGCGCGGCTGGATGATGTGCGGCGGGGTGCCCTCATCCACGGCCTTGGCATAGGCCACGTCGGTATCGACGACGCCGCGCTTGCCCTGCGCCTCGACGCGCCCCTGAATCGAGCGGCTGAGTCTGCCCGTCTTGCGCGGCGCTTCCCGTTTCATGATCGCCACGCCCTGCAGCACGACCGCCGACATAGCTTGTGGAAGGGTCTTCGGGACCAGCCTGTCAAGCTGGGCGGCGGCGCGGGTGAAATCGTCAGCACTCATGATGTGATCTCCACATTGCACCGAAGCATCGCGGCTGCGGCCCGAATGAGCAGGCGGGCAAGACGCAGACGCCAGTGAAACAAACCGAGCGCCTGCCGTTCGATGCGGCCCATATCAACTTCGATGGTGAGGCCCTTCATCGCGCTTTTGCCGTCAATGACTCGGTATGGCATCAGACCGCTATGCCTCCGAGCTCGATCCTGATTTGCCGGAGTGCCTTCTTGTGCTCACCCGTGAGCCCGCCCGCAGGGATGAGCGTCACCACCCCATCCGGCCCCATCGTCTGGGTGCCAGGCACGACGCCGCGCGTCTGGTAGTAGCCGGTTGTCACTTCGAGCACGATCTGCTTTAAGTCCTCGGGCGCGGGCAGTTCGATTGTGACGCCGGTCAACTGGCGCAGGATCGTCGCTTCGGCCCGGTCGAGCGCGACCTGGATCAGCGCGTCGATCTCGGTACTCGCCGGCACCTGTGTCATGTACTGCCGCCACTCTCCGACTGTGCAGATCGTGCTCATGCTGGACCCCTTCTAGCTTGCCTTCTTGGGCGGGGTTTCCGTCGCCGGCTTGCGGATCGGGACGATTCCCGGCTGCTGCGCGGGCGCGGGTGGCGCGCCCGTTCCCTCCCCCGTTTCGCCATCAATCCAGCCGCCTTTGTCGGGCGCTGGGGCGGTTTCAGGCTCTGGCGGCGCGGGTGTTGATCGTTCGCTCATGGTCTGGTCCCTTCGTGCTATGAATGGGGCGGTGTCGCGTATCAGATCGTTCCGGCTGCCTTCACAATGAGCCAGGGACGCTCGACGAGAACCACGGCATCCATCTCTCCCAAGACGGTCACGACGTTCGATTTGAACCCCAGCGCTTCCGTGGCCCGGACGTTGGCCGCTTCGCCGACAAACAGGGTTGTCGAAGATGAGAAATCACCCACGAGCGCGGTCCCTGCGACGATCGACGGGATCTTGAGAATGGGGTAGCCGGCGATACTGGTGGCGTTGACGAGTGGGTTAAAGGTATTCGCCGTGACCTGTGCGTTCAGGAGCAGGGCGACATCGGTGGGGTTCATCAGGATCGCATCGACAACCCCGCCGTTGGCCTCGACGATGCCGATGGCCGAAAGGATCTGGCCGATGAGCGTTGTCGGGCCGGTGACAGTCTGCGTCACCTGGCCGACGATGCCCAGCATTTGCGGAGCTGTGGCCGGCGCGACCACGGTGCCGGTCCCTGCCACAACCCGAGCTTGTACTTTCGCCAGGACACCGTTGCGTAGCTCGTTATCGATGATCGCCCGCAGCGTCGGCATCGCCCTTAAGATTTGCCTCGGCACTTCCTTCCAATGCGCGATGGTCGACATTTGGATCGTGGCGATCGTGCCCGCATTTGTGGACTCGACCTTGGCCTCGGCAAGCGCCTGTTCCCGCGCGTTATTGGTGAAGGTGATCGGCAGGTAGGGCACCACGAGATCGTTCCACGGCACGGTGTTGAGGAAGGTCAACAGCGGGAATTTCATGCCGGCTTCGAGCGGCGAGATGATCCGCACGTCGCCATGCGCCGCTGCGATATTGCCGGGAACAAACGCCGCCTTGCGTTCGACGAATGGGTACAGCGCAGCAACAGGCATGGGCTCGGTGATGTTATAGAGATTGTTGCGCGGGTTCTTGAACTCGCGCGAGTTCACCAGGTAGTCACTGAGTGACTTCGTTTCGCCTTCGGGCTGCCTTCCCGTCGCCGGGCGGTCATACTGGGCCCGTGCTTGCGCCGGTTCATCCGTCAGGCCCTCGTACATTGATTCGGCCTCAAGCGCCTTCTGGCTGCGTTGCATGGCTTTGTCGTACTCGGACTTCTTTGCGGCCAGGTTGACCGTCAGGGTGTCAATCAGGCTCTTTTGCTCGTCGGTTGGTTGGTCGAGCTCGTTGAGCTCGCGGAGCTCGTCAAGCATCGGCTTCATCTCGGACTTGAGCCGAGCTGCATACATGCTCATGTCATAACCTCGTACAGTGATCCAACTTCGGTAAGGAGCGCATCCACTGGCGAGGTGCGTGCAGGCTCGGAGTCCTGCGGCGCGGCGTCGATCAGCGTAGAAGGAATACCGAGTAAGTCGCAAAGGATCTGGTATGCCTGGCGGAGCGCCAGAATATCGTTATGTGTGCCGTGCCGCCAGCCGGCTTTCAATTCTTCGATCACGGCCAATGCCTTGCCCGCCCGCACGCGGGTTGCATCGTTGGCAGCGTGGCCGGGTAAGGTTGTACTGATCTCAAACAGGCGAAGCTCTTTGATGACCCGCGCCTTGCGGCCGTCGGCGAGTGTTTTCCGTTCGGCTCGGACCACCTGAAAGCCAAAGGACGCTTGATACGGGATGCCCTCGTTGATGCCCTCGTACACTTCGGCCGCGCGGCCTGTCTTGAGGTAGCGCGACACAGACGCCATACCGCCGGTCGCCTCGGGATACTGCTGTTGCACATCCGTCGGCAGTTCGGCGCGGCTGAGGGGCTGAAAGGCCATGATCCGCGCGATCGCCGGCGCGTTGAGGTCGTGCATATAGATATGCGGGATGCGATCGGCGCGCTCGCGGATTGACTTGCGAAAGGACGGAACCTCGGTGATGTCGCCGATGGTATCCAGGTTATCGACGGAAAAGAGCGTGGTCACCTCCCGGCCGGAAATGTCGAGCACGGCCGGTGCAATGTCTGACTTGTATTCGATGCGGCCAGAATCCAGGGATTGCAGGGCGGCCAGCGCCTCGGCCGCGCGGAGATCGTCACTCATGCCAGTACCTCACTCAATACAGGCGCGTAATCGCAGACGCATGCGGGATGCGCCGGCAGCTCGGGCGCGCTGTCCAGATCGTAGGTTTTGCCGTCGCGCTCCTGGCACTCGGGACACGGATCAGGGCCGGTCAACCATTCGAGCGATCCAACCATCCCACTGGCTTTATAGGCGTCACGCGCGGCCGTCGTCGATGCAACTGCAAGCTCGGTGCGGGTGATCAGTGGCGCGCGCTCTTTGGAGCGGGTAAAGCCGAGCTCACCGATCTTCGCTGCGATCTCAGCATCGGTCCACTGTTCAGTAGCGCCCTGCACGATGAGATCGGCGATCTCTTGCCTGGTGGTTCCGGCGATGCCCACGCAGCGGGTTGCCAGGAGGTCAACCGCGCTGGACACGTCGCCGGTGTCGAGCACGACGTCCCAATCGATGCGCATGGCTGCCTGCTTCCAGCTTTCAGAATAGGCGCGGCGCTCGGCCGGTGCCAGCGTGCCGAACAACGCGGTTCCGTCGTCGAGCTCATCTTCGAGCTTGACCCGCGCCCCGTCCGGCCCTTCCGAGATGACCAGCCGGCGCGCCTTGGCGTACTGGTCCTTGAGATACTTCGCAACGTCGGCGTCAAGGCGCGGAGTTGGCTTGGGAGCGGCCTTGACGTTATGCACGACTCTCAGGCGCTTTTCTTCCTCTCCGCTCGTCTCGGAGTCACTGGGCGGCGCAGCGGGCGGTCCTGGCTCGGGTGGCAGCGTCACATACGGTTGCGGCGGCTGGCTT